AAGCCAGTGTCAACAATAGCGGCAACACAGTCATTCAGGATGTCACGCTTGACACATATGGCCATGTCACTGGCCTGACAAGCGCGACCATAGACACGACGCCGTCAACAACCCTGGGGGATGTCGGTACATATGGGTTTTTCGCACATGATGGCTCTGGAGGGGTGCCATCAGTTGGCGACACTGTAGCGGGTGCTCGACTCAACTGGGCTAATAACGATGGCACGAATACTGGCCCTGCGCCTAGCGGCACTTGGAGATTGATGGGCCTTATTAGTCTTGCCGATAAAGCATCTGTATTTGTGAGGACAGCATGAGCATTACATACACAGCAGCAAGAAACCCAAAATGGTCTAACTCTGAAAAAACAGTGATCGACATCGAGGTCAACTTCGATCACATGCCTGAAACCTGGGTGGACTTTACAGCCGTTGCATCAGGCGACCTGCCCCACACACACGAGATTTATGCCAAAGCCGTTGCTGGTGATTTCGGCTCGATTGCGGATTACGACGGCGACTAAAAAACTCCATCATTCAAACATAGGAGACACACATGACAACGACTGTTGCGATTGATGCTGACAATCTGCATCCGATCCAAGCACTCCCGCTTGGTACAACTCAAACTGTAAGCGTGGCTAGTAGCAGCGCCGCTGCCAGCAGTGCTTTTTCCGCTGGCACTACAGTGGTGCGCGTGGTGAGTACAACTGACTGCCATATCATTTTCGCTGCAAGCCCAACGGCAACAACCAGCACAGCCTATCTGCCTGCCAATCAGGTCGAATACTTCAAGGCAACCGCTGGTGAAAAGATTGCCGCTATCCGCGCCAATGCAGACGGAACCTTGTTTGTTACAGAGATGGCCTAATGTTACGCAATCCCGGACTACGCAAGAGCGTCGAGCAACCTGTCCTCGACCTTAATTTTGCCGCCAGCCAGATTGGCTCTAATGCTGCGCCTGATGCGCGTATAGATTTTAGTCGTGGCAGCAATGCGTATTTCGTGGACTCTGACGGCTTGGTGAAGAAGTCGCCGCATAATCTAATTGATTATAGTGAAGCGATTAGCAACTGGAGTTCTAACAATGTAACAAAAACAGACAATAATATTGCTTCGCCAGTTGGAGATGTTTCTGCCTCAAGGGTTGAAGTCACGACGGCTTCCGCTGCTTTTATTTACAGAAACGCAACGACACAAGATGGGGCAACTTATCACAGTCAGATCTATATTAAGTCTGATGACGTAACGTGGGTTTATTTTCAATTTTCTAACGGCACACAGTCTGAAGGCATCCGGCAATGGGTTAACATTTCAACTGGCGTTGCTGGCAATCAATCAACATTAGGTTCAAATACAACATCCGATAGCTTTGAAATCGTAGATGCTGGCAATGGCTGGTATAGACTGATTTTAAAAGGCAGCATGACCGGCGTAACCACTAGTCGCATTTGGGTTGTGCCTGTTACCGCAAACGGCGGCGGCACAAATACAGCCTCCGGCACTGCATTTTATGTCTGGGGTGCTCAACTCTCTCAGCACACCACCCTGCCTGTCGACAACCCCTACATCAAAACGGAAGGCAGCGCGGTTTATGCTGCACGCCTTGACCATGACCCGTCTTGGTTCATGTCGGCGGCGCAGGAACAGAACCTGTTCGAGTACAGCGAGATGCTGGATGACAGCTATTGGACAAAAGACTTTTCTGGTGCAATAGCCAATCAGGCAGCGGACCCAAACGGCGAGACAACAGCAGAAAAGCTGGTCGAAGATAACACCGCCAGTTCGCAGCACCGCGCCAAAACAGATGTGAATGTTACCAATGGATTGAATTACACATACAGCCTGTACGCAAAAGCTTCAGAGCGTAGTGAAGTTAGGCTTTCGTTTTTCAGCACGAACAGCGCGTTTGCAAATACCTTTGCACAGTTTGATTTGTCTGACGGCAGCATCTCTTCTTCAAACACAGACGATGCAACCATAACGGATGTTGGCGATGGATGGTTCCGATTAACTGCGACAGAGCAAGCGACAGCAACGGCTGAAGCTAGGATTGTTGTTCAGATTGTAAAAGACGGAAATGTATCTTACGACGGCGAAGGCACTTCTACTCCTGTTGCAGGTGACCCCGGCATATTCGTATGGGGCTTGCAGTTCGAGGTCGGCAGCACGGCCAGCACCTATCACCGCACGACAGGTGCGCCTTATTACGGCGAGGGAGCCACGCCGAAGGGGCTGCTTATCGAGGAAGCGCGGACTAATCTTATCACTGACAGCGAGTCCCATACCTACTTAGATGGAGATATTCTCGTTACCCAAACTGCCAATTCGGGGCTTGCACCAGATGGCACGAATACGGCTATAGCTTTTATGGAGACTGCTGGCACTGGCAATCATGTGTCCAGGAGAACAGGAATTACCATTGCCGACAATGGAAACATCATATTTTCATTTTTCGTTAAAGCAAACGGAAGAACCAACGGGGCCATAGAGCTTTTTGGTACTGGTACTGGAGGTGCTTTTGTTTTTTTCAATTTAAGCACAGGTCAGATCACCACCTTCGGACACAGCGCTTATGGTGGGGCCACGAATTTGTCTAGCTCCATTGAAGATTACGGCAATGGCTGGTTCCGCGTCTCTATGGGAATTACAACTGTGTCAGGTGGGACATCCGCGACTGTTCAGATAAGGGTTTTTGACTCTACTACAACTAACTCATATGCCGGAGATGCAACTAAAGGCTTGTTCATCTGGGGGATGCAGCTAGAGCAAGGCTTCTTCCTCACCAGCTACATCCAGACGACCGGCAGCAGCGCCACCCGCAACGCCGACGTGGCGACTATGGGGCCGACTGTTGCGCCTCTAAAGACGACTGGGCCAGAGATTATCGTCAATGGCACATTTGACACTGACAGCGACTGGATTGACGACGACCAAGGCACAGGAAGTGGCAGTATTTCCGGCGGCAAGTTAGTTTTGTCTGGTGATGATTTTGCCAATAGGTCGATGCGTTATCAGCAGGTAACGCTGGTTGATGGTGAACGCTATCGTCTGAGTTTTGATAAGTTTGATGACCAAATGGTTGTGCGTGTCGGCACAAGTTTGCAAGGCGACGAGCTTGTCAGCGCCACATTTAGCTCAACAGCAAGCGGTGGAGAGAGTTTTAACTATGACTTTACTGCCAATGGCACGACTGCATATGTAAGATTTATCCATCAAAATACTGGCATTAGTCCATCTGGCACATCTCGGATTGACAATGTCTCGTTGAAGAAAATCCAAGACGGCACTGAGCTTGTGTCTGACCCCGGCTTTGACAGCGGCGTGGGGCAGTGGGTTGGCACAGCTAATGCAACAGTAAGTCATGACACCTCAAACCTCGATGTTGAGGTTGCTGCGGATACTACTAGTGGTACTTTTTTAGCTAGGTACAGAGTACATGACGAAGCCACAATAATTGAGGGCAGGCGGTATCGCATTACCCTTGATGTTACAAGAGATGCGGGGTCGGCTACATATTTCATTCGCGCATATGGAGACGAGTCTTTTACAGACAATATAGGTCAATCTTCTGATGCGTCAGGAGCTTCTGCAACTCTTAGCATAGATTGCACTGCTCCCAGCACAGAACAGCTTGAAATAATACTTATACGAGGGGGAACAAGAACAGTATCCGACGCCTTCTCTCTGGACAATCTAAGCGTCCGAGAACTGTACCCTTTCGAGGCTTACAACCCAGCCGAGGGGACGATGTACAGCTTGTCATCCTGCACTGGCGATGACACACATACCGTCCTTTCAATGCACGCTGACAGCTTTGACAACTACTTCAGTCACACATACCGATTTGGCAATTCACTCCGCAACTTTTCAAAGGGCGGCGGCAGCACAGAATTGCAGACAGCCGAAGCTGTGACACTGTCAAACCGAAATGAAATTGCGACGACATACGACGGAACATCAATGGATATGTCCGCTAACGGCTCGGATGAAACGACAGGCACTCTCGGCGCAGACATTGTCGGCATACATGAAATTGCTTTTGGCTTGCGGTATACGGCTAATCAGTATTCCGGGCATATTGAGAGAGTGCAATATTTCCCCAGAGCCTTGCCTAAAGTAACACTGCAATCACTGACGAGTGACTGATGACTGACGAGATTGAAGACATCCCGCCGCCACAGGTTGACTGGTACATCAAGGTAGCCGACAGAGCCGCTCTGATTACCGCACTAAAAGGGCCAAGCGAAAGCCGCGACACCTACGACGATGACGGCAATGTCAGCGGTAGCGAGACGGTGTATCCTCACAGCATCATCACACAGGACGACGACGACAACGATGTCATCATGGCCACAAGCTGGGTGCGGGTTGACGAGATTGGCGCTATCTATGCGCCTACCGGCAAGACGCTCACCGACGACGAGGGCAACGAGTACCCTGAGATGGCGGCTGTGCCGGGTTACCACGCCAATCTGCGTAAGCTGTCAGACAAGGCCGACATGCTGATACAGCATCTGGAGGATGGCGGTCACATCATTATGCCACCGGCAACGCCAGCAAGGGGGTTTGCGTAATGTCCAAGCCTACCGTCACGTCTGTCAAGGCCGAGCTGGACACGCTTTCGGCGGTGAGCCAGGAGCGCTTCATCGAGCTGCTAAGTCGAGTCAAGCGGCTTGAGACGATCATGGTCGGGAGCGCCGGAACCACCATCGTTTTGCTTATCGGCGTAATCATCAAACAATAACCATCAACATAGGTAACGAGCATGGTCGAGCCTATCAGCACGGCCCTGGCCGGCATTGCGCTGGTCAAGGCCAGTGTCGATGGCATCAAATCTGCGATCGGCACGGCGAAAGATGTGCGCGATATCGCGTCCCAGCTCGACAATCTTTTCAACGGCCATAGGCAGGTCCAGGCCCAGGCAAACAAGAAGGCCGGTGGCTTCAGTAATTTTGACGGCATTGGCTCAACCGCCTCGGAGATGATCGACAAGAAGCTGGCCGAGGAAGCTCTGTATGAAATGCAAGTGCTGATTGATATGCGCTTTGGCCACGGAACATTCGCCAACATCAAGCAAGAATATCAGCGGCGCATCAAAGCCCAACGCGATGAAGAGCGAAGACAGAAGCAGCTCCGAGCTAAGCAACGGGCCGAGATGGTCGAAAACCTGTGGGTCGTTTTAATCGTTCTGGCTGTCCTGGCAGTGGTTGTTGTCATTGGCCTTGCTTCCTGGATGGCGATGGCCAGCAACTGGAGCAACGATCTCACGACCTGCCGGCTGGTCAAGTGTATGAAGATTGACGACGACGGCACATCTGCTTGCGTATATCGCGGCGCGCATCATACCCAGGAATTGCTTGTGTTCGCTCCACGCGAGTTCAAGCCACGCGAATACCTTTGTCAGTGGAAAGTCGATCAGCCTCCACCGCCAAATATTTATGATGCGCTTGAGGCAATCAAGGACAGCCGGAATTGACACAGAAAAAACTGGAGAGGTCGAGCGAGTTTGAGCGCTATGACCTTGATGATGATGGTGTTGTCACAGACGCAGAGATCGAGCGCGCTCGTGAGATACGCGAGACGGAGGACAAGAGCCGCAAGCATTTGGCGCAGCTCCGGCTTGCGAGGTATGCGCTGATCGGAATGGGCGTCTATACGGTTCTGCTGTTCATGCCGTTCATACCCGATAGCCGCATCGAGCTACTGAGTGAGGTTAGCCCACTGCTTTACATCAGCTTGTCTGGCGTCGTGGGCGCTTACATGGGCTTTACCCAAATGGGAGATAAAAAATAATGCTTGGAGTTTTAGCATCAATTCTTGGCAACGGCGATGTCATCAAGAAGGGCATGGACCTCATTGACGATGTCCACAGCTCTGACGAGGAGATGGAGCGCGTCAAGGCCCAGGCCAAGATCGATACGATGGCAGCCTACGCTCCGTTCAAGGTGGCCCAGCGCTATCTTGCACTGATGTTCACCGCCACATTCCTGGCGTCGTTCGCGCTTGTCCTGGTGATGACGCTGCTGGGCAAGACAAACATCCCTGACATCAAACAGGTAATCGATGACTTTTACCTGGGCGAGGCGATGCTCACCATCCTTGCGTTCTATTTCGGTGGTGGGATGCTCGAGGGCGTAGTGGGTAAGGTGAAGGCTAAGAAATGAAGCTATCTAAAAATTTCAGCCTGGTCGAAATGACAAAGAGCCAGACGGCGCTGCGCAGGGGCATCGATAACACGCCGCACCCTCACCAGGTCGAGCAGCTGGAGCGCCTCTGTGAGGCCGTCCTACAGCCTGTCAGGGACCATTTCGATCGGCCGGTCACCATCACCAGCGGATATCGCTGCGCTGAGCTTTGCATGGCTATCGGCTCCAAGCCGACCAGCCAACATGCCAAAGGCCAGGCGGCAGACTTCGAGGTGCCTGGTGTGAGCAACATGGAGGTCGCCCAGTGGATCGCCGACAACCTTGAGTTCGATCAGCTCATCCTCGAGTGCTACACGGGCGGCAACACTGGCTGGATACATTGCTCCTATGTTCATGAGCCGCGCAAGGAGCTGCTCACATACGACCGCGAAAACGGTTATCGGAAAGGATTGATTGATGCCTGAGAAACTCGAGAAGAGCCTGATGGCCCAGGCTAGGAAGAAGGGCCTCAAAGGCAAGAAGGCGGACGCCTATGTCTACGGCACACTGACCAAGGTGGCCGGGCCCAAGGGCGCGAAGAAGGCAGCCATGACCGGATCTGTCCGCCGTGGCTAAGACGCCAGCCTGGCAACGCAAGGCCGGCAAAAATCCCAAAGGCGGATTGAACGCCAAGGGCCGGGCGTCAGCTCGGCGCCAGGGGATGAACCTCAAGGCGCCCGTCAAGAAGGGTGATAACCCACGTCGCGCGAGTTTTCTCCAGAGAATGGGGAACATGCGCGGAAGGGAGCGAGACAGCAAGGGCCGGCCGACCAGGCT